CAGTATAAGCAGCAGCAGTCTGGAAAGTTCCGTATTGAGATTCATCAATAGTAAATTCACCCATTATATTAAACGCATTAGTTATAGGGGTAGATGTACCTAATCTAGTTACATTACCATAACCATCGTTATCGGTATCATCACTTGATGTATCTGTAGATGAAGTACTACCAGCACCAGTAGCTCCAGAAGCTGGACTCTCTAGTACAGTATACTCATCATCATCATCTTCAGTAAACGTATAGTCACTAGTATATAGTTTAAAGGAAGTATTGCTATCATCAACATATTTATCTAATACAGATAATTTATCTCTAAATAATAATTTACTACCAGCTTTAACTTGTACATAATAAGACTCACCATCTACAAATGGCTTCTCTTCAGTTAAGTCAAAAGATATAGTTACAAAGTTAGGTCTGTAACTTACATCACTTGGAGTATATATATCAATAGCACTATAACCATCCTTCTGAACTAATACTTCTAACTGACCATTCGAGTACTGTTGTCCATCTCTAAACATACAGTTGAATGACTGCTCGGTATTTGAATTTGTTATAATCATTTTTAATATCTTTTTTATATATATAATAACGCAAAAAAGAGCTTTTCGTTACGGTATTTGACTCGTATTAAACGTATTTCACAATAAAGCACAAAAAAAGGGGAAATGCCGAAGCAAATCCCCTTAATTTAAAGAATTGTTTATGAAAACAATAATTATGCACCTTCAGTTACAGCGAAACCAGAAGCGTCTCCAATAAGAGCAGCATCAATAAAGTTAGCCATATTACGTTCTTTACCTTCGAAAGATACGTTATATCCGTTTAAGTCACCCATAGCACCACCAGAAGTAGTAGATATAGATACTTCAACACCGTGCTCAGCACCAGCTAATCTAAAGTTTCCGTTGTAGTCCTCAATAATACAATGAGGTCTACCATAACTTAATAATGTCATTTCTGCTTGAGTAGCAGCGTCTTGTACTTTAAATACTAAAGTACCTGTTTGAGTGAAGAAAGATGTACCATTTTCTCTAGAGTTTTCATTTGCTTCTTCATAAGTGTTACCGTCAGCTTTAAGTTCATACTTATAAGCGTCTACACTTGATGTAATAGCAGAAATCTCGTTTGATGTAATAGTAGCTCCAGAAAGAAGTGTTGAGTCATAGTTTACAAAGTAAACAGCTTTAAGACCACCAACGTTTTCTTTACACGCTTCCTTACGTCCTAATGAAATATCACAAGCCATATTATTAAATTTTAATTAGATTATTAAATATAAGGGGTAAAATGAATTACCCCCTATTTATATATTACGTTAATTACGAATAAAGAACGATTTCAGAACCAATAGCGTACTGTACAGATGCAGTATATCTCATAACGATTCTTACGTTTTGAGAACCATCGATATCAGCCATATCAATAACTTTGATTTCATTCATATCATTCATTAAACCAGTACCAAAGTAAAGGTTAGACTTTTCAGCAGCAACAATCTTGTCAGCTGGAAGTCCGTTACAAACGATAAGTTTAGTTCCTTCAAAATCTAATTGAGTTTTACCAACGTGGTAAAGGTCTTTGTAACCTAAAGCAGCTTGAGCTCTAACGTAAGCTCTTGCAGTACTTTGAGAAACATAAATAGCCATATCAGCGTTTCCATACATAGTAGCTGGAATTGCGTCAAGAACTTTTCCTAATTCATCGATTACATTAGAAGCGTCAATAGTTGTTCCAGCAACAGTTACAACGTCAGAATCAGCACCTAAAAGGTTAAGGAATCCAGCGTATTCACCAGCGTTAGAATCAACACCTTGCCAAAGGATTTGCTCATTTTTAGAAGCTACCTTCTCAACAACGTGAGCTAATAAGAAATCTTGGAAAGACTTAGGTAAGTTATCGTGAGCACTCATCCCCATAGAGATAGCATCCCAGTCACTTCTAAAGTCTTGCTTACATAATTGTAAGTTTACTTGAAATTCTTTAGGTTCGATAGTTCTTTCAGTTAAAGTAACAGAAGAAGTTGCATCGAAATCACAAGAACCGTCAGCGATTAAATCACCAGTACTTAATTTTCTAAGTACTTGCTTAAATTTGATGTTTGGTTTAACTTCAAGACCACCATTTTCAATAGTGTTTGAAGATAAAAGAGCAGCAGAAATAAATCCAGCAGCTTTTTCACCAGCGTAAGTAGTAGTTATACTTGTTGTAGTTGCCATAATTGCAAAATTTTTAATTGTTAATTATAATTATTATTAATTGTCTCCGAATAGTTTATCCCATACTACGTCTTTCGTAGATGCATTTTTTAAACCACTTTTAACAGCAAGAGGACGTTGTTTTTCAACTACGTCAGCTTCTGGGGAAACAGATATACCTTCAGCAGTATCTTGCTCTTCTTTTATGTCCTCAGAAGATAGTTCTTGTGGAACATCTTTCTTAGGATTCATATTGTTTAGCATTTCGGCTAAAGCATTTATTTCAGCTTTAAGTCCAGCTAATTCTTCAGCAGAAGCATACTTAATTTCTTCCTTAACTTCTTGAACTTCCTCAACGACCTCTTCTGTGTCGTCTCCTTCTTCAGCTAATTCAGTAACTTCGTTTTCTTCTACGTCAGCACTATCTTCTTGAGATAGTTCAAATTCTGGGCTAACAGGTGCGTCAACATCCTCTTCAGATACTTCTTCCTTAACTTCTTCTACTTCGTCTTCTACTACCTCTTCAGTAGCTTCTTCTTCAGTTTCTTCAGTTAATTCTACAGTTTCCTCAGCAGATACTTCTTCCACTTCGTTTACCTCTACGTTCTCTACTTCTGGAGTAACTTCTTCAGTAAGCTCAACAGTCTCTTCAACTGTAGTTGCTTCGTCAAGTACTTCTTCTGTAGAAAGCGTTAGAATTTGCTTAAATTTGTTAATCAATTCAGTTGCTTTCATATTATAAAAAGTTTATATATATAATAACGCATTTAGAGTGATTCTGTTACACTTTTTTTACTCTGAATGTCCCTCGAATAGAGAGTTGTCAGAACTCGTGTTAGAATTGCTCCTAGATACGTTAGAATTAGTGTTATTACTATTTCCTTGTCCTTCTAAGTTTCCAATGCCTTGATTAATCATAAAACCTTTATTGTTTTTACGACTATACTTGCCATTAGAACCAAGAGTAGCCCTTCTCCCAGATTTAGGAGAAGTTCTACTGTATGTTTGGTCTTTTTTCATATTATTAAGATAATCCGTTAATACTTACAGTTTGAATATCGTTAGATACCATACTGTTTAATTGTAATTTAGTATAGTTTTGGTCAACAGGGTAAACTTCATTTCTTATACCATTAGCATAAGAATCAGAACCACCATCTCCCATTAACCAAATCTGTGTACCATAGTAACCATAAGAACCCCAAGAAACATTATATGTATTCTCTTGGTCATTACTAGCACTACGAACAGTTTGTCCATCTCTATAATCATCTTCCCACTTCTTAGGGTCAGTAATCATCAACTTGATTTCAGCGTCAGTAGGAATAGCTACATTCTTTCTTAAAGTGGTACAAACCATACTTGCTACTTTACCGTGAAAAGTTCTATTTGAACCTCTTCCACCAATAGTAAAGTCACTTGTTACAGTTCTATCCATTCTATCACCAGTATTCAACCAAATACTTGAAGTTGATAAGTTACTTCCCAAAGAACTAAATCCATCTACAGAACTCATTAATCTAATATCAAATTCGTCTGCTAAATTAGCAGCAGTAGCATTAGAAGCACTAAATCTACCACCTTTATGAATTATAGAAATTCCGTACCATTGGTTAGTTGCTAATATACCACCAGAAGTAATTTGACATTCGTTAAGTGCACTATCTCTACCCCAACCGAAGTAAAGGTTTTTACTAGCAGATAATCTTAAGTAAATGTTATCATCACTACTACCAGTTCCTTCTCCACAATTCCATATATGTTGGTTACTGTTGTGACCATCAATTTTAAATACTGTAGAAACCATAAAAGGTCTAGACCAAGTATCATTAGATGTTTTACTACTGTCACTATTACTAGCAACAAGAGTTCCATTACCTTGCATCCTCAACACATTTACTAAATTGTCTGAAGAAACTTGCTTAGCGTGTTCATTACTTCCACTAAAATCTAAAGCCTTAGTCCAAGATGTTACCATTGTAGTTGGTTCGCTAGGGATATCTATAATAGATAATCCAGAAGTTGATAAAGTCATCGTACCACCAGAACGAGTAGCTACTACTAAAGGTAGAGCACCAGAACGTGAGTTCGCTGGTTCATCAGATATAACAAGACCTGTAACTTGATTTCTATGTTTAGTATTCAAATCACTTAGTGTAGCAGAACGTAAAACGTGTAATTGAGTTCCATCCCATTCTATAGCGTAATTCCAATATGATACAGAAGCAGAGCTTACAGTATTATGGTTAGCACCTATTAAGTCACCAACACTCATAGAGGTTTTATGTTGAACTGAAGAGATAGCTTCCCATCTAACAACAGCATCAAAGTCTGTATGTAAGTCTGGAGTATCATTCCAATTAGGATTCAAATCAGCAACACCAATAAATGCTTTAGATTCAGCTACGTTATGGTCTAAAGGTAAAACATTAGCTTCTACCCAAGATGCTGGGATAACAATCCTTTTATCTTCAGCTAAAGTTAAATCAATCTCAATAACAGAGCTATTATCAACAGTATAAGTACCGTCTCCATTGTCAGTAAAGCTACCAGCTACTTGACTAAATCCACTAGGTAAACTAGATGGTGGAGTTAAGTTAGATACTATTATATCAAAGTAACCTACAGAAGAACCGTAAGAATTAGTTCTTGTTACAGTTACAGTATAAGTATCACTAGGATTAGCAACGTTATCACCAGTTACTTCTGGAGCAGTACCACCAATAGTACCAGCATTTCCAATCAATCCACTAGGTAGTCCACTAAATGTAGTAGTATAAGCCGTATCTTGAGGTTGTGTTTGATAATTCACACTAGATAATTCATCAACAGTTAAATCATAACCACTAAAAGCACTTGGAACTAAGTCTGCATTACTTAAAGAAGTAATTTCTGTAAATAAAACAGTCTGACCATTAAATACCATATTGTAAGGAGCATTAACCCCATTCATTTGACCATTGTCTGGCATATACCAAGTATTACCAGTAGGGTCATCAATATAGTTATGCGTATGAGTAACACCTACAGTTGCCCCAGTCATTATCTCGTGATAATATTTAGCTTCTTCATTTGTAGCGAATAAAGGATAGTGAAATACACCATCTGGTGATTCAATATACCTAAAATACATTGTAGGAGCTTCTGGTTCTAATAAATGAACTTTAGGAGCAGTATATACTCTAGCAGCAGTACTCTGTGACTTAATACCTAAATGGTAAGAAGAACCTTGAGGTAGAGGATAGCTACTTCTAGAATGAACTACCCAGTCAGTACCATCTCTTAATGTACTTATAGCTATATATCCATTTTCATCAATACCTACTTTTATTTTTATAGGATTACCAGCTAACCAATCAGCTTGTTCATCAGTACCGTTAAAGTTAGACCATCCAGCTCTCATAGAATACCCAGTATTAGCACCATAGTTAGTCCAAGAACCATTAGGCGTTGGGTGAAAGTAATGCGAGAATTGGAATCCGTAATGAGCAGAGTTAACTGCTGCAAAATTACTAGGGTCTGCATAATTAGCGTTACCACTATATAGTCCATTATTAAAGCTATCATCAGTATGTATAAGTCCAAAACCTATAGCACCTTCACCTCTTATATCAAACGTGTAGTATTCACCTTTTTGGTCAATAGTAGCAGTTGATTTAAGTCCAGCGTAATTTGCATAACCAGTACCATCATAAGTGAATATATCATCACCTATAGGGTCTATAGCGTCAGCACCTTCTAATGTATAACCAGCATCAATACCGTTAACATCAGCTACCATTGTAGCGTAAGGGTCAGATATTACTACTTGTTCGAATGCACCTACAGTAAACAATTCGTTTAAGTAGTTTATAACGTCATTTATACCACCACTAATAATGTTTCCATCATTACCACATACTCTACCAGCATCAAGGTTAGTAAAATGCGTTAAATCACCTAATTCTGACTTAATATCAATTACACCGTTATTTTCTACAGCTTTTATAGTATTTACACCAAATTCGTGACCTGTGTCCATCATTACAGAAGTAGATGTATCATCTAATTTGAAACATACATCTAATCCAGCCATATCAGTACCAGAACCATCACCACCAGAAGTACCAGCAGATAAGTTAGATTGTGAGTTTATATACTCAACAACTTGAGTTAAATCATATCCTAAAGTACCAACTAATTCCTGTCCGTCTTTATTACAAATTCTATTTATGTTTAACTGTCTAAATAATACTCTAAATGATACTTTATCTCTTTTAAATCTATCATTTCTTTTTATTACAACTCTATCAGTTAGTGTTGGGTGTGCGTTAGCGACAACAACTCCCATAGGTTTAGGGGTAACTGTAGAGCCTACGAAAAATACAGAAGCTGATTCTATATCTCCATAAATTTTAATTTTATTGCTCATTGTTAAGGATTTTTTATTTGTTAATATACCAAGTTAGTGCTCTTAAGTCTAATGTTCCTTCTACGTCAGAACGTATTTGGAATCTACATTTTCCAGCATCACCAACACCATTAGTGTCAATAGTATCTCCCACAAAGAAAGATAAAATAGGTTCAGCTAAATAATCTCTATCTGCACCAGATTGCATAGATAGTGTTACTTCTGCAATTTCAAAGTCATCACTTGGTGTAGTACCAGAGTGCCTATTAAATAGAAGTCTAGCTTCTAATTGACCTTCGTTTTCATCTGGGTCAAAAGACATAGATGCTCTAAAGTTTGCGAAAGCTCTCATATCTAATCCTTCTAGGCTAAATATAATTGGGTCATTATTAGCACCAGTACCAGTATGTCCATTAGGATTACTTTCTTTCATAATTGTAGGTCTATTGTCAAACAGACCAGATGCGTCAACACTTAATTCAACGTCAATCCAGTTATCTACATCGTTCTCTCCGATTACAGTTTGAGTTGCACTCCCATTAAAGTAGAATGAACTAAGTAAACCATAATATCCTTGAGTTGCATCAGTTGCACCATCAATTACAGTTTGTAAAGGTGCTGGATAGAATTGTCCTTGATTATTTGCTAACAAAACATCGCTTTCGTTTATAGTAACACCATCTACTAAATCTACTTCATTAACCAAGTCTTTACTTGTTTTTGTTGCAGACCTAGATGCAGATACGTTACTTACATTTGATATATGTTCTATATCTTCAAAGGGCTTCTGAGTTGGGTCAGAAACACCTGTAATTACTCTTGTTGTAGGCATTTTGTTATTATTTAGTTATTAATTATAGTTTAGAGCAAAAAAAAGGGCACTTAATAGTACCCTTATCTTTTACTTATTGTTTTTTACATATTCTTCCACAATAGTATATAATTGTGATAGAGTTTCGATAGCTTCAAGTTCGTCAGCATCAACAGTTTCTTCTACTGATTCCTTCGGTCTTTCAGCGTTATCTGTAAAGAATCCTTCTATTGAGAATCCTTTAACTGCACCACTTTTTACATATTCTTGCCAGATTTCCTCGTTTTTAACCTTAACAGATACCATCCAAGTTCCAATAGGTAAGTTCATACCGTACTTTCTACTCTTATCCTTAACAGCGTCTTCTATAATCCACGATTCTACCACAGATAGACCGTGTATAGCTACTTCGTGTTCTAATGTACTGTTATTCTGCTTGTTTCTACTTAAGAATAGCTCAGATGCTTTTCTTACAGTATCTTTAGAGAAATATATGTAATATTTTTCATTGTTCTCGTTTAATCTGATAATCTTCTTATCTGGGATTAAAGCTGGACCAATAAGAAGTCTTTTATCACCATCTATAGTATTAAAGTTAACTTTGTGTGATTTAAGGAATACAAAATCTTCCTCAATAGCTGGGTTCTCTACAATAGAGATAGCTTCGATACCACTTAAGTCTTGGTCTTCATCTATAAACAATTCAAATACTTCTATTTCTTCGTTTGTTTGATAATTTTCCATTATAAAATTGTTATATATATAATAACGACAAAAAGGCATATCTGTTACGCCTTTCTGTCAGTTAAAATATGGTTAGTCATCATCTCCAAATGATGCATTAGTTTGTATAGCATTATCCATTTGTTGTTGGCTAGTCATTGCACTAGATACAACGTATGCTTGTACTGGTTGATTTAGTTGTCCAGCAGTAGCTTGAGCTAATTGATTTTGACCAGTAGAACCTACTAAGTTGAAATCAAATTCTCTTCCTTTACTAGCACCACTATCACTACCAGAGCCTTTAACAGATTTAGAACCCCATCCTGTTGCCCAGATATTAGCAATAGATAATCCAGCACCAATTTTCATTCTAGCTATATCGGCAGCCATAGGTATTTTATCCAAAGCAGCAGCTTTTACACCAGCTGGACCCATTGCAGCCATCATCAAGTTACCAGCACGTCTAGAAGCAATAGCTCCTTGAGTCTGTACAATTACATTAGCCGTAGCAGCACTCTTCTCCATTATTAAAGCAGCTTTCTGTAACTTCTCGTTATCACCAGCTAGAGCTTTAAATAATTGTGATGTCTGTTGTAGGAATCCTACATATTCAGTAGCTATACTTCTCTTATTATCATAGTAAGCTAATTCATTCTCAATATCTTCAATCCTTAATTGTTGATTAAAGTCATTAAGTTCTTGTTGAGCACTAAATATAGCTTCTTCATTACCAAATTCTTCAGCATCGGCTAAGTTAGCTTCTAAACTTGTTCTCTTAGCAGCTCTTTCTGGATTAAGATAATCTACATATCCTTGAGCATCTGGAAATGAATCTGGGTCTATATTCTTAAAGATATTAGTACTATTAGTTAAGTCAGCATCAGCAGCAGCTCCCATTAACGCTAATCTTATCTCATTTTCTTTGTTATGTATCTTATGAGCATAATTAATTCTAATAGCCATCTTAGCATCACCAAGTTCAGTTTCAGCCTTAATCATAGATTCTTTAAACTTAGCATTTGCATCAGCAGCTAATTCAGCTTCTTTTGCGTGACCTTTAATACTAGCAAGATAATCTTTATGTCTAAGCTCTTGTTTCTCTACAAACTTATCATACTTATCTTGAACAGATAAATCAGCATAATGCTTCTCTAATTCTAGCAATTCTACTTCATTCTTAGTCATACGCATCACAGATGCCTTATCATTAGCTCTTACTACAGAAAGTAAGTCTAAATAACCAGCTTTGAATATCTTCATTGCTCTATTTCTAGCTTTACTACCATCTTTATCATCCTTACCAAATAAATGGTTAAGATACATATCTCCATCTTCTAATTTCTTCGATAATTCATCGAATACTCTTTCCATTCTATCTTTATGCTTCTCAGTAGTCTCTTCTCTTCTTTCCATTGCATTTTCAGCAGTATGATGAGCAGTCCAAGCCCATAGTCCCATAGTTTGACTATGTTTAGTCATCCATAGAGTAGCTTTCTCATACCATACAAGATTTTCTTGAATAGTAGATACTTCAGTCTTAGCAACATCATTAGCAGCTTCTTGCATTTCATTTAAGAATGCTTGAGCAATAGCTCTCTTCATCATTACCTTAATGTTAGCTTCTAATACTGCATCTAATGCATCAAAGTTAGTAGCCGTATCATCTACAGTAATACCTAAGTCAGCCATCTCTTCTTTAGCCGTACTAAGAACGTGTTGTTTCTCTTCTAGTGTTAAATTAGTAGACTTAATAGTCTTTTGTAATAACATTAACTTAGCTGAGGTTTCTGTTACAGCATTAGAAAATACATCACTTAAACTTAATGATGCTTCTTTTGCTTTCATAGACCACGCTTCTAATAATGCTAAACCAGCTTGAATTGCTATCAAGATACCTAAAGGTCCCATCATTGCAGTCCACATTGATTTCATAGCAGCACTAAATCCACCAGCAGTTCTCATTGTATTAACAAACTGAGAAGATAACTGTGACAAGTTATTCGCTACACCTCGTATTCCATAAGGTGCATCCGATATAGCACGTCCCATTTCCGTTACTGTTGCAGCAGCTCCACCAGAAGCATTTTTAAGATTAGTAGCTTTATTAGCTAAATTATCTATTCCAGCAGCAGCTCCACCATTGTTAATAGTACTATCAAGTTTCTTATAAGCATTTTCTGCCTTCTGAAACGATTTAGTTACACCGTCAATCTTTACTTTACCATTTTCGGTATTTACCTTAATAGTAAACGATGCAATTTTTGATTTATTTGCCATCTCTATATATATTTATTGTTCGTTTTAATTCTTTATAATTGCTAGGCATTTCATATTTACCTTTAGCAATAGCTAAGTCAGTAGAAGTAATCTCCGACTGACCTAGCATTTCTATTAAATGTTTGATATTTAATCCATTCATAATTATTAAATTTTAGTAAATGTAAATGTATTACTAGCTTGACACCCATCTCCAGAGACAGAACCTGTCCATCTGTTAGCAGCAATAGATGTAGTTACTACACCATTTCCACTTGGAGTTATAGTATATGACCATAAGTTACCTATAGGGTTACTTAAGTTACTAGCTACACCATTTGTTACTCCAATATCACTTAAAGTAAATGTTAGAGGATTAACAACTTCACTAGGAGTCATTGTTATAACTACACTAGAACTTGCAGTACTTCCACCATCAGATACACTAAACGATGTTATTGACTGAGTTGGTCCAGTAGCATTAGCAGTTGTCTTAGTAAAGTTAAATG